CAGTAGCAGAGTTTGCGGATGCCGTAGCGCTTGTAGCTGCGTTAGTCTCAGCAGTTTCAGCGTTAGTTTCGGCAGTCTCGGCGTTTGTCTCAGCAGTCTCAGCAGCCGTTGCGCTAGTAGCTGCGGCAGTAGCACTCGTAGCAGCAGCAGAAGCGCTTGTAGCAGCCTCTGTGGCGCTTGTAGCAGCATTAGCAGCCTGTGTTGGGGCGCCCTGAATAGCAGCGATGTTATCTGCGGCAGTTGTTACGTCAGATGCGATGGCTGCTAGCCCAGAAATAGCATCAGTAGCTACAGTTCCATCTTCAATATCAGCCAGAGCAGCAATGTCTGCCTTAATATCAGCAATAGACTGGGTGTCAGCAATGGTCGGCCCGACTTCAACAGCGCCTGTTATTGCATTAAACGCAAGAACCGTCCCCTTCCGAGCGTTTTTGTTAGCCAGGACAAGAGCAGCAGAGGCATCGGAGTCAGACAAACGCAGTCCACGACCAGCAAAGTCTTCCATGTCAGCGATCATAGCCACTAGTTTGTCTAGCTCTACGTTCAGTGACGCGACCTGGAATGGGCCAGAGGTGGGAAAGTCTGTAGTTCTCTCAAGTTCTACGTCTCGTGTCAGCACCACAATGTCGCCAGCAGTAGCGCCAGTAACCAGGGTCACTGTCCCTGCTAGGCCACTGCCGCCTGTTACTGCATAGTCTGTTGTGAGGGTCTTAGGAACGTCATTGATATAGACGTTGATGTCACCATCCACAAAGAAAGCGAAGCTAGTTGGAAACGCAGTTTGCCCTCCTGTAGCGATATAGGACATGCGAGGGTTGTTGTTTGCAATCTGAATGGTCATGTGGCTATCCTATCATAACACGGTAAAATAATCTACTTTTCGCCTATTACACCTATGTCTTCGGCTAGGTCTCCAAAGTCATATTGAATCGGAAAGTTTATAAGGTTTGGAGTGTTTCTTGCAAACTCTCTCACACCCTCGTCTACTTCCCCGTTAACAAACTTTTTAATTGTAGAGACGTAACCTTGCATTAGTCCTGCTGGTGCGCCAAAAGGTGCTGCAAGCGCATCAGTTTCGTCAATGCCATAATACTTAGGTTTTATAAAGCTTGTTTTTTCGTCGATAACTCCAGCACCAGCCATCATCTCAAGGCTAGTGTAGAAAATATCTCCATAGATACCCGCCAATCCCGAGTAGTCTACAGACCTAAATAGCAAGTCTTGCCAATCAGCTTGCTCTCTCCACCAATCAGGCTTACGCAAGTAAAGAACTGCATACCCCATGGCTATACCAGTAAGCGCCTGGGTTACACGATTTTTTTGTATTGGGTCTGTAATGCGCCCAACAATACGAGGTAGTGCGCCAAGCCCAAAGCTCTGGAAAACAAAAGGTAAGGACATTGCACCGCTTGAAACCTTGACCATCTGCTTGCCTTTATAGGAAACGCGAGAGTCAGGAGTATACCCCATGGCTTTGTGATAGCTTCTATACTGAACGTAAGCAGCGCCACGAACAATAATAGGTTTGTCGGCAGCAGTAGCTATAACAACAGTGTTGTGCATACCATTTTCTAATGCGTTAACAAACTTCCGTTTAATTTCACGCTCTTTAGGAGTGTTACCAGGCCATTCAGTTATATTTGCAAACCAAAGCTGATCGCCTTTTTGGTAAGCAACCTCACCATTAAGTTTTTTGACATCTGCAATAGCAATAGCAGTGTCTCTGTCCAGCCCCATGCGAGCCATCTCTTCAATTTCAAACTGCTCTAGCTTGTTGTCACGCCAAAGAATAGAGTTTTCAATAATTTTATCTGTCCGCAAAATAGCATCAAGATGACGATAAGCCTTAGTTACAGGAGTAAGCATACTGCCGACAACAGGTAAGCTGTGAAACTTTTGAGTCAGAGAGTTCATGATTTTTTCTTCTCTGTATTGCTCTCCAATGCGTGTGTTTTCAGCAACCATCCGATTGCTGTGTGCATTATTGGCGTGAGAAACACCTTCTAATATCTTTACGTTGTCTTTCATAGACTGACCAGCCATTGCTCGATCAATAGAGCTAAACCAAGAAGTCATAAAGGTTTTCTTTAGGCCATGCTGACCTACAATACCGTTCATGTCACCAAGCGTTGCCTGGTAAGCTCTTCCTAGATATGTAATTCCAGTAAGTTTTTTTACAACATCAGATGCGCGGTTGTCCAAACGCTCTGGATTGGTAATTGTTCTTCCAGTTAAAGAATCAAAGTCGGCCATGTAATCACGTTTAAACGCAACAATTTCATCGACAGTGTTTTTATTTTTAGCCATATCAATTTCAGCTTGTTCTAAAAATTGATCAACAGTTTTGTCGCCGTTAAACTTTCGCCACTCAATAGAAAGGCCAACTTTTTGAACATAGGTATGTAAAATAGAAGGGTCTGTATGAAGAAAATCTATTAGCTCATAATCAGGAATGTCACCAAGCGTTCTGTGATTAAAGTGTTTTGCGCGCGTAATTGAAGCCTGAGAAGGATCAAAGGCCTCTTCATTTATAATATGGTCTACGCTGCGCTCTGCTGCTTCTCTTGGATCTAAAGCTATCCACTCACCAGCTTCATCATCCCAGTGTCTTAAATCTGGACGGGCAGCGTTTCGTCTTTCAATAATATCAACAAGCTTAGCGCGCATGTCATCGTTTGAGGCAATCTCCCTGGAGCGCCACATACGGTTCATAAACTTTTGCTTCCTCTTGTGTATAGGAAGCCCTTCAAAAAACTTTAATTCTTTTTCTAGGTTTTCTAATTTCTTTATAGAAAGAACATCTAAAGCCGAACCTTCTTCAATTGCATCAGTTCTGTAAGCCTTTTCAAAATCCTTAATGTCTTTCTTTAAGGACTTAATCTTTGTTGGAACATTTACAACATCCTGCATAAAGCCTACATCTTGAGACTGGTTTAAGTAGCTGTCATAAAGATCGTCAATTATTGCAATTGCTTTCTTTTCGTAATCAGTAAGGCTGCGAGTAAAGGCAGGGTTAGCAGTGTTAGCTCGGAGCTTTATAAGATCAGAAAATTCTTCGCTAAATCCTTTAGTGCCAGTAGCAAATGAAGTTAAGTCCTCATCCCTAGTCCCCATGAAAGTTGGAAACTCTTCTCGCCCCATAGCATTTTTTGCATGTAAATCCTGAAGCTCGCTTATAACATTGTTTGCTGCGGACTGATGACGCTTTACGTTTTGCTCTACTGACTCAGTAGGCAAGCCACGCTCTGTGCGCTCCAAAGACATAGCACTATGCTCCACTAAGTTAGCGTGAGCTTTTTTAATCGTCTCTGGGTAGTTGCCTTTTCTTGTGCGCTTAAGAGGAGTAGAAATAGCATTAAACAAAATGCCCTCAGAAAAACTAGTTTTCTTTAAAGCATAACCACTAGTCATGCGCTCAAGAGCTTCTTTATTAGTTTTATCTAACCAATCAACCATAGCTTGTTTTGCTGCTGGAGCTTCTAAACTAGCCTTATTTAATTTATTTAACCGAGTTTGAGTTCGAACTCCTGCGGGCGGCTTGCTACGCAAGACTTCTCGATGAATTAAAAACTCGCTATACTCAATGGCACTCGGCATATCATTCTGGGCAAGGGGAGTGGAGCCGTCATCAGGCTTAGTCCATGGCTTTTTGTAAAAGCTTTCATTTATGATATCGCGGTCAACATATACAGTATTATTCCTGAACTCAACGCCTATACTACGATCACCTAAGTTAATGTCGTAATCAATTTTAACGCCATCAACTTCATCTTTTAGTGCTGTTCCACGTGAAACAGCTACCTCAAAGTTACGCTGTTGTGTTTTTTTGTAAGCAAAAGTTTGACGCAAAGCGCTGGGGGCCGCACCAACTACGCCACCCAATACAGCGTTAGCGCCAAGGTTAACACTAACCTCACCAGCAGTAGCAAGCGGATCAAATGGCGCACGAATAGCCTCGCTAATCCCGCCAACAAGTAAGCCACCCTTTACGCCAGCAACCGCTCCAGCTTTTATACCTGCGGTTCCTACAGCAATAGCACCCGCAGCCTTAAGGACTGGGATAGGAAAAGCAAAGTTGATTGGATCTAGTAAGCCAGCCATTAAAGACTGACTCATAGAAGATCGAGATAATATATTTCTACGCTCTAAGTTGCGGTCAAGATTATTACGGAGGAAGTCAAAGTGTTTTTGGTTTTTAGCACCGACCAAGCTTCTTGCGTGGTCTTCATGCCCCTGTATAGCCTGTGACCAATCAAAGTTAGGGTCGGCTTTAAATTCTTTAGAGTTGTAAAGCTCTTCAATTTTATCAGCAATAGGAGCATACTGATAGCCAAGTTGAGCGCCAAGTGTCTCTACAAAAGATACGGGGGCAAACTCTTCGGAAACATCATCAGTATTGTATGTATATACTGGCTTCATTACTAAAAACTCCTAGTCTACAATTCGCATTGGCGAGGATAATTTGCTTTTCAAAACAACATGCTGCGCTCTAATTCTCTCCGCATCCCTAGTTTTCTTTACTTGCATGTCAGCGTAATACTTTTGCAGCAATTCAGCACCAAATATAACTTCTTTCCCGTTGGCATTTTGGATAGGAACACCAACCTTGTTTACAAATTTCCATTGTGCAATGTTATTTGCTCCTAACACTACGTCTAGAAAAACATCTTCTCCAATAACAATCGAGTCATCAGATGTGTATTGTTCTAACTTGGCTTGCAAGTCTACTTCAAACTCGCCCAATGCCTTACTAGTTAAATACTTTTCTGGCGCGTGTTGGCTTCTTGCTTTATTTCCATTATCTCTGTCGTAAGCTGTAGGAACAATAAACTTTGATCTAGGAAATTTAACTTCATACATATCTGATACAACTTGCTCTACGCTACCAGAGTCAGAAATCATTAAAGAAGCCGCAAGATTAGACATGCTCTCAACATGCTCTGGCCTAATGTTTGTATAATTTTCTTTAATATACCTACGAGCCATAGAGTCAATATCCCTTGAAGGATTGCCACTATCTGTTTTGTATTCTGTAAATGATTGCACAGCAGCAGAATCGGCGGGGTCATTGCGAGGAATACGCCTGGACATCTCTAAAGCAAACAAGGGGTCTCCACCCTTGACTTGCATTAAAGAGTTTAAACGCATCATATGCTCAGTTGTTTTCTCGCTAAATCCATACTCTGTGCCAGTCTTATCTTGGGTTACATTGTTCCAAATGTTTACCGCACGTTGAATGTCTTCTGGTTCGTATACGCCAGATCCCCCGAGATTAGCAAAACTTCTTTTTAAAACATTAGATGCAAAAGGTGCAGCAAGAGAAGTTTCCAATGCTACTGTAACGGCTTCTTGCGAAAAAATGTTTGAAGTATCTACGCCCCCAGAAAGCAAATGAAAGTCTAGTGCTTCTCGCGCACTTTTATTGTTATCAAAAACTTGACCACTTGTTCGATAGGCCAGCAAATCCTCGGCTTGTTTAGCCTTACTGACATTGCTTTGTTGTATAGCAATTTTACCTGCTGTCGTATTTAAATCAGTGGCGATACTTTGCCACAGTCCAGCTTCCATATCACCAAGTTTTTTTAGCTCTGGGAACTTCTCTAAAGTCTCATTGCTAAATGAAAGCTGACCAGCTTCCTCGCTTAAGCGGCGCATTTGATTTGAACTAGAACCCTTGACTACAGAATTTACCAAGCTAACGCTTGCATTTGTTTTTTGCTGTCTAACTAAAGAAGCCTTGGCACTAGGCGGAAGAGTAGACTCTTCAATAGCTTGAATTGTTGACTGGACTAAATTAGTAGCCTCTTCGACTTTACCATTAGAAAATAATGTAGTAACAGAAGCTAGCTGATCATCAGAATAAATCCGTAAGTCTGATTCGTTTTTCTTATTAACCTGATCTTGCTTTTCAAGTTTAATATCTATCTCAGCAAGAGCGCCAATGTTGTAAGCAATCTCGTTAAGAGTGGGTATAAAATCTTCTCCACCACTTTCAGTAATGTCTTTGGTGCGTTGAGCCAGGTATGTTTCCATGTTAAGTCGGAAAGCATTTGCTGGATCAGAAGACCCTTTAACCGCTTGCTTAAACTGAGCAGCAACACTCTTCATTTCGTTTTGAGTCGCAACGGACATGCGGCGGTTAATTTCTTTAACGGCAACTTCCTGGCCGAACTTACCTAGGCCAGAAGGAATTTTCTTGGAAACAACCTTGCCGTTATCGTCAAGAACTTCAACTTCAGCAGCAAATTTAGCGCCAGCTTCCTTCTGCATACTTGCAGTTTGCTCAAACATAAAGTCAGCGAACTGACCATAGCCCTTGGCCTTCTGCTCATAGACTTGCTCGGAGCCTGACTGAACATTTACAACACCAATTCTACTGAGCTTATAGCCCTGACCTGCTCGTGTGCGTTTAATCTCAACCATGTTTTAACCTATGTCCGTTCAGGAATGAAAGCAGATGCTTTATATGCTGTATCAAATAATGTGTTTCGTGCCTGGGCGCGGTAAGACTTGCGAGCCTGAACACCCCTACGCTCAATAGCTTTAGCTTCTTTTTCAAGAGCAGCCTTTTCACGAGCCTCTTGGAGACGAAGGCGATCAACGCTTTTGCCATATAATTGTTGCTCACGTTTTTTCAGGGCAGCAGAACTGCGTCCAACTCTACCACCAGCAGCAACAGCAGCCGCGTTGTAAGCTACCATCTCTGCAAACTGTGCCTGTTGATCTTCGTGCGCTTGCGTGGCTAGCAGGGCTACGTCTTGTTTTTGTAGGCGAACCTCCGCAGCTTGTGCGCGAGCTTCTCTAAGAGCCGCTTGAGCCGCTTGCTTCTTTGCACTAGCTGACATAAAGCCACCTGCTACTGCGAATGCTACTTGCCAAACCATTAGAATGATACCTCTACTACCATGCCGTTCAACTGTAATCCAAATGGAACGGACTGTGTGATCTCAACTACTGGATCACGACTTAAACCAATCAAACGAAACTCCTTCTTCCCCGTAAAGTTAGCACGGTCTAGGGAGAAGTCATCATTTACATTACGCAACACCATGTTCTTATTATTAACAGCTACAGACAAAGTGTCCAGCAAATCCAGTGTCACCATATCAATCTTGCGTGGACGCCCTGTGAGGGAGTCGCCGCCAATAAGCATGTCGATGGGGAGGGTTTTTAGGATAGGGTTAAACTGATAGCCTACATAGGCAGCAGTTACCGAGTCCTTAACAGCAGATACATCCACCTCGCCAGTAGTGACATCACCTACAGTATACTCACCAAGGTAGTCAGTGCCGCTCAATAGCTTAACCTCGGCATTATCTAAATACTGATCGCTAACATCAAACACGCCAGCCACACCATCTGTGCGATACTGGCAAAAGTCCATGGGCATATCGTCCTTGAACTCTTCTAGGTAGTAGCGGTTGGTTCCGTCACCCTTGTCTCGGACAGCAACAGTAAACAACTGGCGGTCTACAACGCAAATGCTGTGAAACTCACCAGGCGTATCCCACTTCATCCAACCTGCTTTCTGGTCTCCACGGGAAGAATAGAAAACAGACAAGCTGCCCTCTGGATTTACCAGGAACATATAGGATTCAGACCTGTCAAAGCCACCCTTAATAGATGCTGATTGTAAGGGCGACTGCATAAGGTGCGAGGCGGTCTGGCTTACGTTCTGTGTGTTGTAAGCTTGCTCTACCTCGCTATACACAAACGAACCTAGCATTTCACCAGAGGCTTGCGTATAGAGCGTAGCGCCATCAAAGGGTTGTGGTCGTGCAAACGAGCAACCGAATGGCGTCTGACGTTTAATCAAAGCTGTTGCAGGAGTAATAGGTGCTGATGTAACAGCAGGAATGTATGACTCACTACTAGCGGAAAAGACTTGGAGGTCGCGATTAGATACCAAATGCCTAATTTGAGAGAACTCACCAAAGCTAGAAGCAATATCAATGGCATCGTTAGCTGCCCCGTCACCGATAGAGAAGTTAAAGAACTCATTAGACTTGGAAGCCCAGATGTGGTCTGGCTGTCCTGTTGTGCCAGCAAACCAAAGGCGTCCCTCAAAGAAGGTTACTGCGCCAGGATACCCACGGATATCAGAGTAAGACTGCTCATACCAAGTCTGTGTAGCAGCAATACTGGCTACCCGAACACTGCCGCCGCCGATAGCAGAACTGTTAGCGCTGTGGCCGCAGTCGTATTCAAATGTGTTTTCATCTAAGACTTCAGATACACGGAATGAGCCTTCTATCTGCGTTTGAGTGATACCTCCCAAAGCACCAAGCCTAGAAATAGTAACAGAGTCATCAACCTCAAGATTATGTAAAGCCATAGTAACGCGAACAAAACTAACGCCAGAGAAAACCTCTGCACTATCAGGAGCAAGTTCTCTATAAATACCGCCATCTGGAATGGTGACCTCTACCTCTGTTTGGGTATTAAAGCCAGTAATAAACACTGGAACATTTCCTATTAAAAGCCACTTAAATATATGGTTTACTGTAAAATACGGGCTAGATGAAGTTACGGTGCGAAATTTTCCCTCAGCAAAAGAACTAGGAGTTAATGTCACTCCAGCAGGCTGGAAGTCAAAGTAAGGTTGTTTAGGCACAATTAAAAGGTGAGCATCAGCAGGAGCCGTGGACTTGCCTAGCTGCAATGTTTCAAACTCGAAGTCTTCAGTAACAAAAGTATCTACTGCTGTGCGCCGAATAATCTTAGGCGGGAAGGATGTGTGGCAAATAAAGGTAACATCGCCAGAGGAGGCGAAGGTAATCTCTGATAGCTTTTCTGTAGTCCAAGGGCAGTTACCAAAGCCGCTCAAAGACATAGTGTAAGACACGCTGTTGTCAGAAGTATCAATAGTAAAGATGTCTAGCTTATGTTCGCTGAACGCAAAGATGTAACGATCAGTATCCGAGAAGATAAACGGCTCAATACGGATTTCCATTGGTTTGGTATCGTTACGAGCGTTGGAAAACTCATAGATAAACTCAGTGCCAGGGCGCTTCTTAACACCACCCTCACCCAAGATAAGGAAGTTACGAACCTTCTGTGCGCCAGCCTGATACAGTTGCGTGTCTACACGGGACGTAAAGGAGGGGCTTAGCTCGCCAAACTGAAAGCTGTTGAAGGGAACTTTAACCTTAGCCATTAGGAACGCCTTTCGGTCAGGAACCTCGAAGTAATTAGTTTGCGTGTAGTTTGTTGCTGACTATCCGTCGAGCGAGCCTTAGCCATAAAGAGATTTGCTTTCTGCTCGAGAACAGCAGCCAAGTTACCGTCACGGGCAATAGAAGTAGCAAAGATACTGGCAAGGATATACTCGACAGCGACAACAAAATAGGATGGCCAATCTTCTTCGCCAGCACGATATATGTAGTCAGCAACAACAGTTTCGGTAGAAGATACATCGCTGAATACTTTGTCGCCGTAGATCGTGTAGTTAATAGGTTGGTCAGATACTGTGATGGCGTTGACCATCAGGATTCCTGTAGGCAGTTGGTGTGCTGTATCGAAGCGGCCAGTAGGCTCATCAACGAGAGCGGCTAGTTCTGCCTGCTCGGTAGCAAAGCGCCAACGCATTAAACATAGTTGTGAACGTGCAATGTCTTCATACATATTTGAGGCCACTAGAGCCTCGGTCGTGTCGTCTTCAAAGGATGTGATTGGGTCAGCGCCGATAAGGATCAGGGCGCGTGAGCAAATATCAATAGCACTATTAGCAGCAGTAGAGGGCATCGTTCACCTTTGTAAGTAGTAGGGGAGGGAGATAAGTCCCCCTCCCCAGATAACTTAGTTGTTGTCGAGAACTTCGTAAACGCCATCGTCATCAATAACAACCGCGCCCATGCTCATGTGAGCAGTGACAAGGTGTGCTACTTTTTCAGCAACGTAGTTTACTTCAGTCTGAACATCCGAACCCACACCCA